ATCATATGGATTATAGTTCTCAGATGCTACGTTCAGTTGGCCAAACTCCGGTTCAAACGCTTTAAGTAAGTTTTTCTCGGTAGCTTTTACTTTGTATACAAAAGAGTCGGGGTCGCGGTCGTTATCTTGACTCCACCTTTCATCCCTAGCGTCTGATTGAACCTCAAAAAGGAAAGTTCCATTTTTCCCACCCTGCAAGGTGCTATACATCCTACCAAAACCAAGCACATCTTTACCTAAACGAACCACCTTACCAGCAGTTTTCAAGACCAGATTACCAGCGGCGTCCCATGCAGCTTCCTCTGCCGCTGCCTTACCAATAGCAGGTACATTCATAGGCAAAGGAGCCCCTGTTACAGGACTAACATCAGTGGTCTGTGCAGCAGCCTCGCCTAAGCCCCCACCAATACCTGCTCCAGCAATGCTGGTAATTTAAATAAAACTTCTTCTAAAGAAGTGATTGATGCTTTGCGTTACGGCTATGTAGAAGCTTTAACCACCACACCTGAAAACATCCTGAAGTTTGCTGGTGACCTGAAGAATGCTAACACACGCAACACCTTTGACCAATTGTTCAGGGGAACCCCTCAGTATGATGCTATTAAAGCTATGGCAGATGCTGCTGAAAAAGGATTGGTTACACCTAAAGCATTGCCGGGTATTCAATACCAAGCAGCAGCTACAGGCTATAACATTGGTGGAAGTGCGTTAGCTCTTGGTTCTGGTTATGCTATTTTACTTAGTCCTGAACAACAAGAACGCATTAAGGAAAACTTAGGAACTGCTGCTGTATCCGGTGGTGCTTTATTTCTTACACAGCGCAGACTCGCTAAGCTAATGCTTGACCCTAAAGGAGCCAAGGCTGTCACTTATTTGTCAAGTGCAAGAGATAAACTTACATCTCCAGCGGCATTCACTAAGTTGGTTGTTGAGCCGATGGTTAACATCTTAGGCAAGGACGCCACTGACCCCTTGTTTAAGCAAGACCGTCAGCGTAGCGACTTTGACACATCAAACATTAAGGTGGTAGATTAATGCAAGCATTCGGACTAAAGAGCAAAGCAAACCTAGCAACAGTGCATGAAGACCTTCAGAGGGTGATGGAGGAGGCTATCAAAGACGCTCCTTATGACTTCTCAATCACTGAAGGGCTTCGTAGCCTAGAGCGACAGAAGCAGCTATTTGCTGACAAGAAAAGCTCAACAATGAAGAGCAGACATCTTACAGGTCATGCTGTGGATGTTTGCATCATCATTGAGGGCAAAGCTTGTTGGGAGATGGATAAGTATAAGGAACTGGCTACGCATGTCGAGGCTGTCGCCTCTGCCCTTGACATCGATATTGAATGCGGAGCTTTCTGGCAACGCTTTCCTGATGGCCCTCATATAGAACTTGATAGGAATGTATATGCTGCTTGATGGACTTTGCAGGCAAGCTTATTGACAAGCTAATTCCTGACCCCGCTGCTAAGGCTCAGGCACAGCTTGACCTTGCTAAGATGGCACAGGATGGGGAACTGGCTAAGATGGCTAATGACGCAGACTTGTACAAGACAGAACAGACCAATGTGACAGAGAGGTGGCAATCAGACAACAGTACAGATAGTTGGCTGAATAAGAACATCCGTCCATTGTCGCTTGTTGCCATCTTCGTTGGTTATTTCCTGTTTGCCCTTATGAGCGCCTTTGGCTACGATGCTAAAGAGAGCTATGTGAACTTGCTTGGGCAGTGGGGAATGCTGATTATGTCTGCCTACTTCGGTGGTAAAACACTGGAGAACATTATTGCCATGAAAAACAAGAAGGAGAATACAGATGCCCCTAAGTAAAGGAACCAGTCAAAAGACTGTAAGCAAGAACATCTCTAAGATGATGAAAGAAGGGAAGCGACCACGAGCACAAATCATTGCAATTGCATTGAGCGAAGCTGGTAAGAGCAAACCTCCGATGAAGAAGAAGAAATAAAGAAGGCCGCTTCAGAGCAATACTGAAGCGGCCTTTTTCGTTACATGAAGATAATGCTGATAGTGATAATACCTAGATGCACCAATATCATATTGTTTGGTTCACCATCTAAGTCTAGCTCCTCCTCTGTTTCCGTCAAATGCACCACATCGTGCTCAATGCCGAATACAAGGCCAGCATTCCATACAAAGTCAAAGATCATTTGCTTTCTCCATTATATTATTTCTTGTCTTTGTCCACAATCCATTATAAAAAACAACTTCAGAACACATTTCTTTCAAAGCATGTTCTGCGTTCCTTATAAACTTAGGGAGGTTTTCCATAGACATGACCCACTGGCTAAACTCCCATTTGTTTGACTCATCAACAGCCCTCGCCATATAGTAGGGGCCGTTTACGCCTACCCATCCACGGGGTATTTTGTTAAAAAACACTTGCATTAAATTTCACAAGCACCTGCCGTACAGGCAAGCATTTGGGCTCCTTCCACATTATCAGTGTTTTCCTTGAAGCTGTCCCAATCAATATGCTTTGGCATAGTTGCTTCCATTTCTTCATACTCCTCTTTGGTAAACTCCTGAAATGGAGCCTGTCGATAAGTACCTCCGTCTGAGGGCAAGAAGCTCACCCCTGTAATCTCATCAAAATGCTCCCAAACCTTAGCACCAACAATAGGCCATTCATGCTCTTGCACACTGATGGTTACAGATGGCTTATGCTCACAATAATGACGCTGATAGAGCAGCCACAGCTTCAGGTGACTAACTGCATCAAGCTCTTCTCGCAGCAGAGCGCCTTCCTTAACCTTCACAGGGAAGCTAAACACTGTTGTACCCTCTGGCTTCATCACACAAGGCTCTGAAGGGAATCCAGCAGCTTTCAGGAAGTCTGTCAGAGGGTCTTTATTGTCGCTTCGTACACGGCGAATGAAATAGCTACTATGTTGAGGGTGAAGCCCACTAGCAGTGCCAGTAAGCTGAGATACAGTGCCCTCAGGTTTGATAGCGGTAATTGCCACAGAAGCATTAATGCCAATAAAATCAGCGAATTGCTTATTAGTGATAACAGCACGATCTTTCAGCCTTTCTAGACGGCCCGGCAGTGCTGGGTCTTCTGGGTTATTCAATAACTTATTGTCCAATGGGCCTGTCATAGACACACCCAGCAAACGCTCTTCTTCTGTATTACGCTGCCAAATCTTACGCAGATATGGGAAGTCTGTCATTGTTGATTGGAAGGTTCCCAAGATGGTAGCCATTTCAATCTTATTCAACAAGGTTTCTTCAGTGTCTTCAGGACGCACAATCACGGACGAGAGGTTACAGAACTGGAAGGGACGCAAGATGATCTCGCTGCACGGGTTTGTTCCCCACTCCTGCCCTGTCTCCCTACGGCCATTCTTCGCAGCTTGTAAGTCACTAGCATAACGATTAAAAATACCACGCTCACCACTATGGCTTTCATAAATAGTGCTCCATTCACGCATAAACTTACCAACATCAGGCTTCACATCATAAACCGCTGAGTTGTTAGCCAATGCGCGTTGTCCATTGCCATCCCACCAGTTGCCTGCCTTAGCGTGGCTCATCCGGTCATCTGACAGGTCAGACAAGCTAATCATAGCGCTACGCCGCACACCGCCAACAACAACAACCTCACCAACCTTACACAAGATGTCATGTGCTTCAAGGGAGGTTAGTTTACGGCCAACAGCCCCCTTAAACTTAGCCACCACATATTTAAACAAGTCCACCAATGGCTCAGGGCCACTAGCACGGCCACCGAAGGTTTTCAATCGTGTACCTGCTGGACGAACAGCACTCACATCCCACTTAGGAATCTCACCTGCATAAAGCAAGGCAATAACTTGTCGCAAGCTCTTTGCCCATCCCTCTTTGGAGTCTTTAACACCAATAACAGTGTTGCTATTATACAACGCTTCTGGAACATCCGGCAACTTAGCCACATACTTCTGCTCAACGCTGAAGCCCACCCCTGTTCCACAGAGCAAGATGTACATGGCTTCATCGAAGGCTTTTGGGTCATCGATGGGCAGATAAGAGCAGTTATAACCAGCAACATTCTGTCGTTCAAGGGCATCTCCAGCAGTCATAATGGAACGCATTGATGGAACCACTTCCAGATTGGTCACAGCATCCTGCAAGCGGGTACGGAGGCTATCTTGCAGCACATAATTGTGCTTGGTAAGCAGATGATTCCCCATGAAGTCGAAGTAGCGCTTTACTGTCTCAGGCCAATGCTCACGGCGGCCTTCCTTGTCCAAGAAGCGGCTGTAGCGGCTCTTGCTGATGTAATGTTGGTACGGGGTCATTTCGCGTTTATTAGTCATTCAATTCCTTAATTAGTTTTTCTAGTTGGTTTTCAATCTTTTCAGCAAATGCTTCAACAAGGTCGCTGCTCTGTATGTTAAGCAGTTCTAGCAACGCCACCTCGTCCATTTGCTTCAAGTGTTCTTTAATGTTAAACAGAGAAGTCATGGGAAAACTTCTTAATCTTCGCTACAAAGGAGCAGGCAGCAAGGAAATCATCCACTGTTTGTCTACGCATAGTTCCTTTGATGTAGCTGCTTTTGATATAGGGGGTGTAATAAGTCATTTCTCATCTTCTTGTTCAAACCAAAGCAAGAAAAGCAAGCAACAAATAGCATGGGCTAAATGGCTCTTGCCTGTCTCGCTGTCCTTCTTCTCTCCTTCTGCCCAGTCTGTCATATGACGAAAGGCAGCACTGATATAGCGTTTACGCGCATCAGGGACAATCTTCCAGTTGTCATCCGCATACTTGCGTGACCCGTAGGTGAGCACATCTACAACATCTCGCATGGCTCGGAAGGGAATAAGTTCCCATCGTGCCTTACCATCGTCATATTTAACACCCTGCTTAGGAGTTTCTGACAAATCAGCCACCACTTGCTCCCAAGGCTTGTTATCCACTTTATCAAAAACCTTCATAGACACCCAATTAGATAGGTTTTCACCCATTCCAGAGGGGTCACAAGTGGAGCAGGGATCTTCTAAGTGCCCTCGTTCCGCATAAAAGCATGTTTCACAGCTTGCCATATTTCTTCTCCAGATAGTCTATAGACAGCATCATCTCATCGAAGCAGCCATCTTCCACCTCATTCAAGACAACAAGGCCTCGCCAGTGGCGGTTAGAAAGTTTATCCATATAGCTCTCATCGTGTTGATAATAGCTTCCTGCGATTATAGCACAGATTGCTTTACCATCCGCCCTTTTGCCATAAGCCACTGAACGCCCTTGCTGATGACCAGCGACACAAGACATGTGCAGTTTGCTAATAATAGCAGCAGGAGAAGCAGCAGGCCTCCCCATAGCACCAACAGGCCAATAGTGATTAAAGCCAACCCCTTCAATAAATACAGGGTGTAGAAACGGATGAACCTCCCAATTTTCCTCATAGCCTAAGTCCTTAATGCTGATAAGCCCCTCAAGCATGGGGTTGTTGTTAACAGCCCTGTCAATGCGGTTCTCATGGTTGCCCAATGTTAGCACCATGCGAGGCTTATAAACTTTCTCCTTGTTCTTCTTCTGCTGCGCTTGCAAGGAGCGAAGAGGAGCAAGAAGCTTTTGCATGGCTTCCTTCACAACCTCCACATCCTTGGTATAACGAAGCCCTTCAAAATACTTACTGCCCTTCACATCATGGGAGGACAGGGAAGGCATGTCCGCGAAGTCCCCAATGTTTATGACAACATCAGGACGATAATCACAGATGGCCTCCCCTGCCCAAGCCAGATGCTCCAGAGGAACTCCCTCCTTCACTTGGCAGTCAGGGATGACTAAAATACGCATTAGAGCATTTCCTCATTGAAGACAGGGCCAGACCAGCTTTCAGAATTCATACGATATTTGTTTTCTTTCAAAGCCACTTGGTCTTTGATGCTGTAGCCAAAGGCTGCACTAATGAAGGAAGTGAATTCTTCAAGAGCTTCAGTCCATGTCTCTGTTTCAAAAGATACATGAACAGTTTTACCGCCATGCTCATAGGAGAATGAAAAAGAAGGAGAAGTGTCATAGTTGTTCATATAGTTCCTTAAATGTTCTTTGAATAATAAGCGCATTGCTGCACTTTGTGAATGTCTACAATAATTGGAGGAACAGAGAAGAAGCTCTGAAACTCACTAGGGATTGCTGTGTGTCTGTAGCAGCTTTCCTTTCGTTGACAATCAACAGTTTCTGTCTTTCCTCTGCACATAGTGATATCAGGCATAGTTGTCCCAGCTAGTTAGTACAAAAGACAAGGAAAGATAAACCTTGCCTTCTATTGTTTCTTTATCCACTTGAAAGCCACCTGTGCCTGTTGAATATGAAGGCATGTGTGAGCCCATTGCATCTTGCATAAGCCTACGAGCACGCTTTCGTAGATCACTAACATGTGGAATTTCAAATGCTTGGCTATAGGGGTCAACCCAACGCCAACCCAACAAGCTCATTGCTTCATGCACCTTATCGAAGTCGAAGTTGTCCATGATGTCATCAATGGTTTCCATTTAACAAGCCCTCCATACTAGGAAATGCCTTAGCAATCTCCAGTTTACAAGCATCGGCAACTTCCCGATGTTCCTTTTGTGTTGCTGCGTCACAACGGATGGCTACATAATGAAGCCAACTACGCAGGGTTCCATTCATGTACATGCGGCTCTTTGTCATGCCCTCTGGAAGCAGCTTCCTAGCAACTTCCTTGGCAATGCCTTTATCAAGAGCAGCCTTATACATAAACTCAGCATCATCTAGCACACGCCTTTGAGCACCTTCCCACCAATAAGCAAGCTGTCTGTCATCTGTCTCAAGACTGTTCTGCCTGTTCTTGGTGTCTTGCATTCGCACCTCTGACTTCTCAAACCCCTGTGCCTCCGCATATCTCTGTGAGAATTCTTGAAAGCTAAAGCTTCGATGGCGGAGGATTTGACGGGCAATGTCACGGGTGGTTTCAATCTCCATGCAGATGTTCACCATCTCAAAAGGACTCCAGTGGTTGTTCTTAGCTAAATATTTAATTAGCTTAGGAGCACTCTCTGGGTTATCCTGATTAGCTGGGTTGCTCACACGGGCCATGAAAGCCACCAGCGATTCTCCCTCTGGTGTGGCCCATATAGTGCTCACCTTACTCACTCAAGTCCCCAACATACTTCTGAGCATCTTTGATTCCTTGCTCCAAGGCTGTAACCATGCCTAAACAGATCAATGTTGTCGCGTCTTCGTCACTCATATCAACACGGAAGGTGGCGCTACCATCTTCATGTTCTTTAATTAGTTCAACTTTCATTTCATTCCTTTCCTAAACTCAGGGTCTGACATCTTGATGTCAATGTGCTCCAACAATGCATGAAGCTCATTGATTATTAAAGAAAGCTTAGCTCGCTTTTCTTTATGTCCTTTGGCATCACTGAAATCAAACTCAAGGTTTACTGTTTTGTTACAGTCAGAAATGCTCACACTAACATCACACCATTTAGAGGCCATGTCAGCATGGCATTGAATAGCAGCAATTCCTTTCTTGGAATTAAGGAACTTACGCGAGTGATAGGTCATTTCTTCTTCCTTAGTAGTTTCTCTGCTGCCGTCTTTGTCTTATGACAAGGAAGACACAACACCTGTAAATTACTGGCTTCACAGAACAGCCTATCAACATAAACATCCCAGCTTACAAACCCCTTAGCAGGGTCTACAGCAGGGCTCGTATGGTCAACCTGCACATCATTGCTAACAAACTCCTTGTCACAGCTAGCACACCTATAGTGCATTGCCAGCTTGCCTGTCTTCTTGTTAACCTGACGCCCAACTAAGGCTTCCTTCAGAGCCTTGTATTTAGGAGGCCACCGGCGGGTTGCCGTGCGAAGCGCTCCTGTAACAAAGCTTCTGAATTTAGCTGCTGTCCATTCCCCATCGTTAAAGCTACTACGCTTCACAAGGAGGCTCCCAGCGTTGTCCTTCGTGCCTACTAAGCCACAAGAGTTGCCCATTCTCTAGCACACGCTCAGGAGGCTCTCCAGCAGCCTTGTAAGCCTCTACCACAGCTTTGTACATGTCTTGCTCTGTCGTAGCTTTTGCCAATAGCTTCTTAGCTTTAACAGGGCCAATTCCGTGCAAACCAATAATGTTGTCAACTCTATCTCCTGTTAGTAGCTGGGTGTAGAAGCTTCTCAAGCCTTCTTCTTCTGTTACAAAGTATTCTTCCTTCTTCACAGGGTTGTAATGCCACCCCGGAAGCTGATCTAAATCCTTGTCCACATGCACAATCCAGCCAATGTATTTAGTGGAAGCAATAGCCACATCATCATCAGCTTCTTGGTTGTCGCTCACCTTAGCTTCTAGTCGCTGCAAATGATGACGCAAGGCTTCGTAATGAGGAGGCTTCTCTGTGTCTTTCCTGTTACACTTGTAGGGGTGTGTGGTTGCAATGCCGAAGCGGAAGTTGGTCTTGCCTGTGATGAAGGCTTCGTAGTCTTCGCACTTAAGATCAATATACACCATGTCTGTCAGCATCTTTGTAAGCCGATTCTTGGCTATCTGTTCAGTTTCTTCTTTACAGGAGAAACCTATTTTGTAAACCAAAAAGTCGGCATCCAAAAGCGCCAGTTTAGGGCGCTCATCCATTACAGGATGTATTCGTCTTCTTCTTCAGAAAGCTCTTTATCAGCGTTGTATTTGACAAGCTCAGTGATAATGATTTTCTTGATGGACGGAGCATAGCCATGCGCTGCACTCATCTTGTGCTTGTAGCTGCTCACAAGCGCCACACACTTAGTGCCGTTACCAATGCTTTTGATATCTACAGGGTTGCCTTCTTCGTCCACTGGCTCAAACTTGTACATGCTTTTACCAACAATGAAGTTGCCCTGCTCTGGCTTCTTCTTAATCTTGATATTCAGCTCTTCCAGAGCTTTCGCGGCTGCATCAGACAACATGCCCAAAGAGCATTCAAACTTCTTGTTGTCTTCGTTGAACTTCGTATTGAATTCTCCCATCCAGTTGCTCCAGAAGAGTTGACCAGAAACGCGAACGGGTTTAATAGAGGTTGTCATATATTTCCTTAAAATGTTAATGCCGTCTTTCCGTGCTGTCACTAATTGTCTATCTAGAATAACCCCATAGTAGTCAAGGCCATTTGTTTTGGTGCGAGTGGCCGGAATCGAACCGGCACGCTGTTAAGCGAGGGATTTTAAGTCCCTTGTGTCTACCAATTCCATCACACTCGCTAAATACTCTCAAGCCATCTCTTATGCCTATCATTGATTTTAAAGGAGGATGTACCAAGCCAACGATGTTGGTTTAGCATGTTTTCCTTCTCCTCCAACGACCTTCCTTTGACAGCCTTGCTGAAATCTACTAACTGCTCAATGATGCACACAATGTAGCTGATATGGTAGCCTGCTTTTTCAGCCTTGTCAACCATCTCTGTGCGCTCTTCAAGGGTGCTCATTAGTGCATTGTCTCCGCTGTAGGCTCCAGCATGTTCACCAAAGCTGTCAAGAGGATGGCAATTATATCATCTGCTTTGACTTCTCTGGTAACAGCCATTTCAAAACTGTCTTTATAAACGATGAACACAATTCGTCCTGTTTCAATGGGTGTCCCTCCAGCTTCTTCCATATTTAAATTCTCCGTCCAAAGGACATCGTAGATTGTAGAACAGGCCCGCTTCAACAATGCTTTGTTTTGCTGCCTCACCAGTGATTATAGCATGTTTTTCGTCTGTTTCCCACTGAAATTCGTCATGCACATTAACAACCATCTTCACAGGCCACCTATTTTGTCGTATTTTTGCATCAAACAGCACCAATGCTTGCTTCATAACCACCGCTCCTGCCCCTTGTAAGAGGCTGTTTAGCGCTGCGTGCTCCGAGCGCACCCATATTTTACGACCATCGAGCCCCGGTACAAACCCCTTGCTTGCAACCTTGGAAATGTGATCGCGTAAACGCTGTAGGGAAGGTGTCGCCGCCAAGAAACTAGTGATGAGCTTTTGCCCTTCTTTGGCTCCAGCACCCACAATCTGACCAATCTTCGCTGGCCCTGCTCCGTAGAGAAATCCATAAATAAAGGTTTTTGCTTGATCTCTGGTTTGTAATCCCGCCGCCTGTTGATTTTTAGTATGCACATCTGTCCCGAGTTTCGAACTCCCATTAACGACCGTCTCAACATAATCATCATCCTTCATATAGTGAGCAAGCATTCTAAGCTCAAGGCCACTGGCATCACAGCCAACAAGCACATTCCCCTCATCCACTGTCCAGCATTCACGGCACTCAGGGCCAAACACAGAGCCACTATTAGGAATCTGTGCCATGTTAGGGCTGCTGTGCGTCATACGGCCCGTCACAGCGCCATTGGTAATCACCCTGCCATGCACCCTTCCGTCTGCTTCTACAGCTTCCATCCAGCTTGTAATCTGTGCAACCCTCTTCTGTAGCATGAGGTATTCAGCAATTAGCAAGGCTTCTGGAAACTTAGCACCAGCGAGGCTTCCCTCGTCCACAATGGGCTGTCCTGTCTCTGTGAAGGTTTTAGGCTTCCATCCAAGCTCAATCAGCTTTTGTCCAATCTGCTGCCTACTGCCGGGGTTGAAAACAACCTCGCGATCTTTGAGGCGCTTTCCGGTTTTCTCGCTGATTCGTTCCTGATTATACGGGGGCCATCTGGTTTGCATTTGTTCATAAATGCTGTCCAGCTTTCCCTTGACTGTAGTAAGTAGCAGGGTTGCATGAGGCATGTCCAATCTAAATCCGTTACGCTCTTGCTTAGCAATGATGGCTGCTGTTTGGTGCTCCAGAAGAACAGAAGCAGCAGAGAAACCTTTGGCGTCTGTCTCTGCAACTAGCTTCTTAAACAACAAACCAGTAACCTCCACATCTCGCTGGCAATAGATGGACAACAGAGGCATGAAGGGGCTGTCGTAGCATTCTCCCTTGTATGCTTCCTTCCTGTCGCTCATCCATTCCCAAACCTTCTTGTAATCAATCTTCTGTGTGCCTAACTCGCTGCCCCATGCTTCTAGGCTGTGGCCCTCGCTTTTGCTTGGGTTGAGAAGTCGAGAAACGATCAGCGTGTCGTAGCACCTGCTCAAGGCTATCTGTGTCTTCCACAAGCTGTTCAACAGATAGGCATCGAAGGCCACTATATTCTGACCGATCAACAATGTAGCGTCCGCGATGTAGTCCTGAAAGGCTTTTGCCTGATACCATGTGTGTTTCTCTCCCGTGTCTATGTCTAATGTGCAGCACAACCAAATTGTCTTGTGATCTAAAGTTGTCTCGATGTCAACAACAATGCGTTTCATTGCTTTCTTTCATGGTTTCAAGTTCATATACAGCCCTATTTGTGCAAAGCTGTAGCCCATCCACATTATACCCTGTCCCATGTCCCCTTTGAGCCACTGTAGCACGCCTACAACAGAATAACCAATGCCAACTGTGCCTACGATAATTGCTTCAATCATGTGTTCTTCTCCTTAAGCTTGGCTTCGATAGCATTGAACACATCATCATCAGTTTTGCTATCTAGCCACGATGCGTACAGTCGTCTGTCCTTTTCAGTAAGGCCAACCCACTCTCGCTTCTCCTTAAGCTTTTCGTATTCATGGATTAGCTCCTGATACTTAGCTTGTAGCTCATAATATTTAGTCTCTAGCTCCATCATGCGAGCCACCACTGTGTCTAAAGAAATCATTCATCTCTCCAAAGTGATCTTTCATCTAGCTCGCGTTCACGCTCCCACATTGCTTGAACTGCTTCAGGATAATAGTCCAATCCTGATTGTGAACAATGCCACAATGTTCTACCATTTATAATCACTTGTGTAAATCCTCCAAGTTCTTTTGCATACTCAGAAACATCCCCCACCCTGAGTGGTACGACAGTTGCTATGTAGCGGTGTTGTCTAGCTTCAATCATCATAGCGGCGTGTCCTCAATCAAAGGGCATTCATTCAAATAGCCTGTAGCCCTGTCATAATGCAACCCAAACTTCTCACCTGTGGCACTACCTGCAAAGCGGTCTTTCAACACACGGAAGGTGGTGGTTTGACGCACTACAGGGTCACTTGCTTGCTTGTCCCTTTCGAGGCCAAACATGTAATGGCTCCAACGAGCAATAGCACGGCTGCCTGTGAAATGCTTCTCCAACACTCGACCACCCTCTTCGTGTGCCTTTCCTTCAGGAGTTGTTAAGTGGCTAACAAAGTGAATAATAAGTCCATCAGATTGAGCCAAGCTAGCCATATCTGCCATGATTCCATCGAGTGCTCTCCGTTCATCTTGTTCATTGGCAGCTAATGCCGTCAGGTGGTCTAAATAAATCATCTTGATATCGTAGGCCTTAGCGAAGTAGCGAATGATTCCCTTCACACTAGCCCAATCCATTGCACCGAAATGTTCCATCATGTAGAGTTGTTGACGGCTGTCAAGCCTTTCAACGCTCTCCTCATATTGCTGCCGTGTCCATGCTGCGTCAGGGATGTGATACAGCCTTCGGTCAAGCTTCCCAGCCACACGCTGCGCTGTCTCCACAACATTCTGCTCCAGATAAATCACGCCCACCTTCTCGTTAAGCACATCAATATCGTAGCTGATTTGCTGGGTAAACACATCTGTCTTACCAACCCCCACACCAGCACCAAACCCGTAAAGCTCTCCCTTGCGCCGTCCGTAGGTGAGGCGGGTGAGGGTGTCAAAGCACCAAGGAAGGCCAGCCACAGGAGGGGTAAGCATGCGCTCCTTGATGTCAGCCACTGTCACAATGCCTTCAGGCTTGAATTCCTCTGCCCTCCACCAAACATTGACAAACTCCTTGCCCTTGTCAGCCATCAGGTAGTCACAGGCATCCTTGTAGCCTGTCATGTGCTTCACCACCTTGCTCTTACCGCCAAACAGCTCAGCCACTTCCTTAGCAGCTTTCTGTCCGGGCTCATCAGCATCGAAGCAGATGACAACGCTGTCGAAGGAGTCCAGCCATTCAAAGGAGGCCTTGCAGTCCTTCAGAGCCCCCGCCGCGCCGCTTCTGATG